AGGCACTCGCCGAAGAACCAGAGCACGGAGTCGGACACTTCGCCCGTTGGCGGGACGATGAATCCGGCAATGACAAGTGCGGCTCCGACAGCGAGCATTCCGATGGCGGACCATACTTGTATTGCTTCTTTTCTTTCTTTGGTCATTGCTTCTATGGGTTTATGTGGTTATGTGGTTGTACAATGCAAAGATAGGGATTCGGAAGCGTGATGGATAGGACAAGTTTGTTTTAAGAGTAAAGTGCCATACGGGAAGAAAAAATGGGGCGCACACCGATTAGATGGTGTGCGCCCCTGGGAATTGTCAAACAAAAAGGAGATGTTGTTGTTGGCGAGCCTGAGCCTCGCCCTGCCGCTGAAGCTGACGGACTATTTTGCGGACTCGATTATTTGCGCTGCCTGTGCGAGTCTGCCAGCCAGGTCGTTGAGTGCATTGGAGAGTGTCTGCACCTGTTCCTCTGTGAACTTAGCAGGCTTTCCGTTTACGTTGTATCCGTGTAGTCGCTGGAGGAGCCAGTTGGCAGATTTTCCGAAATAGTGGCGTGCCATCTGTGAGAGATTGAGGAAGTCGGCACATTCCACCATGGCAAGCCACACGGCTCCCTCCTGCTTCTGTGCGATGTTTTTACGTGCTTCCTGCACGATGTTGTCGATTTCTTTATCCATGATTATTTGTTTTTTAAGCACCCCTCCCGTGGGAGGGATGCCGTGAGGTTAATCTTTGAGTTTCTTTTCAATTTGTCTGAGTAGTTGTTCTGTCGCTTGTTTCAGATAGTCTCTTTTCGACTCCTCTGCCAACATTCTGACTACTACGATTAATTTTCTGATAAGATTTTTTTCGTCTTTGTTCAATTTAAACACCTCCTTTCCTTTTTGTTTGACAATGCAAAGTTAATAATAATTTTCTTATTGTACAAATATTTTAATAAGAATTTTATTATTTTATGTAAAAAAAATAAAACCACGGGGGATTCCGTGGTTTTTGATGATTTTTACGACAGATTCAAGATACCATTATGGACGGGGAAGTTACAAGACGCCCCGCGGGGCGTCTCTACTGTGCTAAATCAAGTTCTCTGTCAGAGCCGGTGCCGACTCTGACTGTCCGTAATTTCATCGCATCATAATCCACCAGGCAGAGGTCGAACGTGGGTGTGCCTCCGTCCTGCATGTTGGTGGTCATCATGACAGGTATGGGGTCGGTGGTGAGCACTCCGTCCTCATGGGTGTGCCCGGCTATGATGCAATGCACCTTGCCTTGCTGTACGGCTGAGAAGTCGTAGGACTTGCCGTTGTACGAGAACGAGGACCGCTTGTTGAAGGCATCAGCCATTCGGGCTGTGTTATACGTGAGAGTATGTCTTACGACGGTGGCAGCCGTCACCGCTGACACATAATAGGCATGAGCCACGAGGATGATGTGCTTATCGGTGTTCTGCTCCAGCAACCGTCCGAACCACTCGATCTGGTCGTACCAGAAATCTATCATCGCCGGCATGCCCTCGCCAGCCCACTTCCAGGTGTCGAACACGAAGAACCGCGTCTTGTTTCCCTTGAATGTGTAATAGGATTTGCCGTAAGGACGGAACCAGATGTTGGCTGCGCCTTGATAAGTCAATGACTGAGGAGCATCCAGACCGCCCTTGAGATAGTTGGTGTCGTGATTGCCGAAAACGGGATAATATTTATCACCGAACAGCTTACGCATCGTGCCGTCAATATAACCCATCTTGAAATATGCCGTAGCATACGTCTCGCCCTGGTTCAGCCAGTCACCTCCATTGATGAGAAAATCAGTCGGAGTGGAGTTGAAGTAGTGCAGCAGGCGGCTCATGTAGACATTGAATGTGCGCTTGTTCGCGCTTGTCCAGGATTGGTTTCCGCCCATGATGTGCGGGTCGGTGAAGAAGATGAAATTCTCCGTGTCTCCAGCTGTGTTGCAGAGTGCGCAATAGTCGGTGCATCTCGAGTCGATGTTGGCCTTGTCGAACTTTCCATTGAACGCGTACATGATGAGGTCTTCGTCGGTCACTTCGGTCGCTGATGCGTCGAGTATGAATTGCGGCCTGTTAGTTGCCGACGCAATTTCAGTTCCCATCATTTTCCATCCGAGGTAATGTGCGTTTGACGGTATCGGAATGATTGTAGTACTACCTGCTGGCAACTCCAGTATCTCTGTCCAGCCGGTTGCAAGATTCGTGGGTGCCTGGCCGCTTCCTGCTGTCTGTCTCGTGAACATACACACCTCCAGCGGATAGTTGACATTTGTCCTGACAACCAGGAAACCTTTATTCGTGATTGGCAGCCATCCCTGGCGGTAGCCGGAGACAGTCGCCCATACCGGGTTCTCCCCGGTGGTGAGGAAGAGTGTGCCTACCGTACCATTGCCCTTGATGTCGTCATACTGCTGCTTGAAATAGTCCTCCAGCAGGGATGATGTCTGATTCGCAAGAGCGATTGCCGTCTTGCCGCTTGACGCTCCTTCGGCGATTGCGCCCATGGGCGTGTTATACACGAAATTCTCAACGCTCTTGGTGGTCATGATGTAGGCATAGCCGTCAACCGGGGCGATGTACACACCATTGGCGGCGAGTGTGCTGACCTTCTCAACTATCACCGTGTCCTCATCCGTGAACACCACTGGAGGATAGCTTGCCTGCACATCCAGCATCAGCGCATTTCCTGCCGTAACTTTCAGCCGCTTGCATCTGATTGCGGATGAAGACTCCCATTTCGGCATCACATCACCCACTGCCAATGCGCTGGTGTTGATGTAGCCGTACGACCAGTCGTCAATCAGCATCCCCGCCTTGTCGAGCATTGTGACCGCCTTTCCGTCAACAAGTTTGCTGACCTTCGTCACGTTGAGGTTGGCAGTGTTGGTGACGACACAGAACTTGGTGGTCTCAGCCGGTGCCGTCCAGGTACCGCTGGCGAGCGATGCGGACCACAGGCAGTTGGCAGCAGTACATCCAGCATAAGTGACATCGCCCTTGTAGAATGCCTCGAACTTGCCACCGCCCACCGCTCCGACAACTTTCCACACATCGCCCGGCGCAGATGGGAATATGTAGATATGGAAGCCCGTTCCTGCCGTTCCGGTGTTGTTGCCACCAATGCGTTTACCAGCTGCTAATACCGCCCATCCTCTCACATCGTGGATTTGGTCTTCGTAAACTTGGTCAGTAGTCCCGTCGACGTTCTTCCCTGTGGTCTCGACGGAGACACGCCGCAGTCCTTCGTACTCCGCGTCGATGGCGGACTGCACGTCGCCGTCGCCCACAGGCGATGTGGTCTTGTCGAACGTGACGGTCTGGGCGACTGTCTTCGGCATGAGTTGGTTGCCTTGTTTGTCGGTGAGCTGTACGTTATTTCCGGCGATTGTCTGGTAGTCGAGGTCGATGCCTGCTTTTGCCTGTTCGATTTCGGCGATGGCTTCTGTGAGCGCGTCGGCGATGGATGTGTCTGCTTGTGACGTGGATGACGAGATCTCGTCGAGTGCATCCTGGAGATGGTGTCGGATGGTGGCGACGATGTTGTCGTAGTCGGCTTCGGCTACGGCAGTACGAATGTATTCGATGACTGCCTTGAGTGTGGATCCGACAAGTTCTGCCGTGTTTGATGACTCAGCCTGGGCTGTTCGTATCTGCTCGGCGAGTGCGATAAGGTCTGTGTAGATGGACATATTTTTTGTTTTTGAACTTTGAAATTTGAACTTTGAAGTTTATTTTGCCATGCGGGCGGTTTCAGGAGTCGAAGATGGCTTGTGCCTGATCGTCGTTGATGGGTTCGGAGAGAGTCTGGAGGATGAGTGCGCGGTCTGCCGGGGAGAGTGAACGGAGGCGGTCGAGGGGTATGTTGACGGGCTGTGCCTGTCCGGTGTTGTTGACTTGTATGTAGAAGACGTTTTTCTCCATGCGGCGTGGGTCGTCGATGGCTGGTGGCTTGTCGCCGATGATGTCGCGCAGGTGCTTCTTGGCAGCGTTCCAGCTTTTGAAGTCACCTTCGTCGCGGCACCGCTTGATGAGTTCAACCTGGTCTTTGATTTCCCATGCGTGCCAGAAGTCGAAGTCGAAGGTGTGTTGTGTCTTGAAGAGGTCGCGTGCGAGTGCGATGTCGCGGCGGAGAATGGTGTCGGAGAGGTTGTACTTCTCTTTCATGAGTGAGAGTACGTGCTGCTCGTCGGGGTAGTTGTCGAAGAGCCGTGCCGCCTGAAGGACGCGTTGGTATTGCGCCTCCATCCGCAGGGGGAGAGGGTTGTTGTCGGGATCGATGGCGTGTGCCATGATGGTGTCGTGAGTCTGCTGGAGGAGGGTCATGTTTTGTTATAGTTTTCAGTTTTTAGTTTTCAGTTTTCAGTGCCATGCGGACGGTTATTTTCAGTTTTCGGTTGCCATGCGGAGGGGGAAGTTACAAGACGCCCCGCGGGGCGTCTCTACTGGCGATGGCGTAGTCGAGCTGTTGTATTTCTTCATTGAGTTTTTCCAGTTTCCTGGTATATTTTACTTTCGCTGGCGAGTCGGGCATGGGGTTGGGCTGTGGCAGGCGTGTCTCCTGCTGGTAGAGAAGCATGTTGTTTGTGCGGGTCCGCTTGGTGGCGAGGAGTCTGCGCTGACGGCGCAGTTCCTGGAAAGAGAGAGCCTGGAGGTCGGTGGACGAGTCGGACGGGTCGGACTGGGCGGACGGGTCGGACTGGGCGGACGTGATGTCTTCGGGGTTGATGTCTTGTCCGGACTGGAGGTAGCGCTCGTAGAGAGGGTAGAGCTGCTCGAGCTGGTCGGTGATTTGCTCGATGGCGTCGGAGAGCTGCTTTCGCTGACTGTTGAGCTCGTCGGTGTTCTGTGGCGGAATGTCGGCGAGCTGTCGGCATGCCTTGGCCCGCTGCTTGTAGAGTGCGGCGTAGGTGTGGATGACTGATGCGATGTTGGGCGGAACGGATCCTGGCTGAGCCTGTTCTTTGTCAGCTACGGCGAGAATGGCCCGGGACTCTTTCACGGGAGTGTCCTCCGGAGACTCCTGGCCCTGGAAGACGTGGAGCTCCGGGTCGGTGTCCTCTGGTTGTGGTTTTCCGAAGACGGAGACGAACTCACGGATGAGGAAATTGAGACGTGCGCCAGCCTCAGGTCCTTCCGGCCCTACCTGGCTGAGCTTTCGGACGACTGCAGGCTTGAATCCGGACTGGATGAGAATGGATATACCTTGGTTGAAGTCGCGTGAAGTGGATTTGATCCATGCGACTGCTGCTGATCGGAGGTTCATTGTTTTGTTATTTTGAGGTTTGAGATTTGAGATTTGAGGTTTATGCCATGCGGACGGTTATTTTCAGTTATCAGTGCCATGCGGACCCTTTTTAGTTTAAAGTTGAATGTTTATTGACATGATTTTCGGCTGCGCTCAACAAAGCTCAAGCAAGCTTGGCTTTGTATTCGCTTGCACGAAAATTAAAGTTTAAAGAGCCTACTACGAGAGGGTGCGGGCGGTTCCGGCTCCGGTGTCGAGTGTGGTGAGTATGGTGTTTCGGTAGCGGATTTGTATGTCGTTGTAGCCTTGTGAGCGGAGCATGAGGTAGATGGGGTCGAGGAAGTTCTGACGGTGTATCCATGCGTTGGCGATGTTGACGAGGTATGCCTCGCGTATGTTGGACCCTCCTGACTGGAGCGCATAGGTTCCTCCAGGCATACCGGCTCCGAGTACGTTGGGGTTGACTCCGAGCGTGAAGAGGATCTCGGAGTTGGCCGCCGCCGATGTGACGAGGTTGTCTCCGCCTTTGTACTTGTTGTCGAGTGCTGTGATTTTCCACTCCTCTTCGACTTTCCCGGAAGCCTCGTTGACACAGTAGTTGGTGAAAAGGGGCTTCTCGGCGTTGTCTGTACCGCAAAGGTTGTCTTCAATGATGTCCATTTCCTTGTTGATGGCCTGCTTTCGTGCGTTGATGTCCTTGTATGCGGTGCGGGGAAATTTCTTGTCCCAATATGAGTAAGGGATCTGGACGTGCCACTTCCACGTGATCTGATTCTTGTAGGCTTTCTTGAGGAACTTGGGGACGAGGCGTGCGATGTCGATCCATCCGAGAATGTAGGCAGAGAGCCATACGGGCTCGCCATAGATCTCGTCGTTTGACCAGGAATCGCGTACGAGCATGACCTTTGGCGAAGTGAGTGCGTGCTGTTCGATGAGTTGCTGGAACTGCAGCTCGGTGTCGTACTCCGCGAGGGTGTCGAGGATGTCGGCGTGGTCGTCTGGTGTTGACTCCGGGAGCTGTGGCCAGCATCCGGAGACGATGCACTTCATCCGTCCGAACTGGTCGGGCTGTGTGAGCCGGAAATAGAGCGGGTTGATGGGGTTGAGCCCTGCGATCTGTGATCCGGTGACGTCGGGTATGAGCTGTACGGCCGACAGTCCGTACTTGAAGTAGTCGCGCGACGCGCGCTCGAGGTACCGCCGGATGAGACGTGAGTTGAGGATTCTGTTGAGGGCGGGGTCTTCCACAGGGGAGAGGATTTCGTTTCCGTTGGCTTCGTATCCTTCGACACGGCAAGGGAAGAGCCCTTGCCCGAGCGTGAGGTTCTGGAGGAAGCGGAGTCCGGTGTTGAGTACGGAGGTGCCTCCGATGACCTTCGCCGCTTCCTGCGGGAACCGGTTGTTGTGCTTCCCCCAGTTGACGACTTTGTAGTCCTGCCAGATGGTGTAGCTGAGCCCGTAGGATTCGAATGGTGCGATGATGTCGCGCTTTCGGATGTCGTAGTCGGCTGGTTTTCCGACGGACTCTCCGAAGATCTTGGATGATGAGAGGAGGAGCGGTGTGCCTTGTTCGTTGAAGAGGATATCCATGGTTTTGGTATTTTGATCTTTGAATTTTGAACTTTAGTCGGTGACGGTCTTTCCGTTGTACTGCACGATATTGTAGATTCGGACGGGATAGACGTGGATTCCGGGCTCCGGGACTCCGAGGCAGTCGCATGCCTGGATTCCACGGAGGCGGAACACTTTGTTGTTCATTTTTCCTGCTCCACAGGCATAGGCCTTGGGAAAGAAGATGAGCTTTCCCTGCTGTGTGACGAACTTGATGGAGAAGATCCGCCGTCGTCCGTCGGGTAGTGTCCGGATGTCGAGCTCGTCGAGTAGCTGCTGTCGGGTGATGGTCATGTTGTTATAGTTTTCAGTTTTTAGTTTTCAGTTGTCAGTTGCCATGCGGATGGGGAAGTTACAAGACGCCCCGCGGGGCGTCTCTACTGGAATGAGGGGTCGAAGGTGGTGTCGAAGACGTTGACGGGTGGCTGGAGTGGCCGGTTGAGGACTGGCTGTATGCGGTTGGCGATCCGATAGGTGATGATGGCCGATACGGTGGATGAGCGCGGCGTGGTGTCGGAGAGGTCGATGGCTGTGATGGTGGCTTCCTCTGTTGATCCGTCGGCCTGCAGGATGAGTGTGCGTGGTGACTGGGCGAGTTGTCGGATGGACTGGTACTGCTGCCGTGTGATGTGTCCAGTGGAGACTTTGTGGATGTCCTCGAGTTCTTCCCATGCCCTGCGGTATTTTCCGTCGATGTATGCGAGTTCCGCATCGAGGTTGGTTGTGAGGTGGTCGTTTCCTTTGAGGACTTCCGCCTCCGGGCATCCGAAGCAGTTGGTGAAGAGGAATGCCGTGGCTTGCCGGTTGTGGAGGTGGTCGATGTGGAAGTTGATGGTGTCGGTGACGGCATCCTGACTGTAGAGCTCAGCCCTTATGTGGTGGATGTTTTCCGGACTGACAGAGGCACCGCCAGTGGCCTGGTTGAGCATTGTGGCGATTTCGGCGAGTGAGAGGCTGTGGACGGTGATGGCATGAGAACCCGACAGGAGCTGTAGTCGTTCTGACCGCAAGGATCCGTCCTGGGCGTAGGTGACAAGGATGGATGCGCTGAGCTGGCTTCTGTACGAGATGATGACGGGCACGGCCGGGGTGATGGTGCGGTCGGTGTAGGTGGTGAGGAATCCGTTGTGCTGTGAGGGGGTGAGAGGAGATGCCGCCGTCGATGTGCGCACCGTTGCGTAATAGAGTGACGTGGTGTATGATGTTGTGGTTTTGTCGGCGTGAGTGACAGTGACAGTGAGATTGACCGCAGGTGTGAATGATGAGAGCTGCGGGATGCCGGCTCCGATGTCGTAAGGCTTGATGTATGCCATGGCCACGGCATCGAGCTGTCGGATGGTGATGGTGTCGTCGGCTGCTGGTGCGTACTGCTCGTTGACGGCAGTGAGGATATCGCCTTGCAGTGTGGCGACTTGTATGGTGATTGCGTCTCCTTCAGCGTATGACAGCTGGAGGTCTGGCAGGTCGGGTGCGTAGTATTGTTGATTCCACATTTTTTTTGTTTTTGAAATTTGAATTTTGAACTTTGAACTTTATTTTACCATGCGGACGGTTTTCTGAATTCAAAGTTAGGAAAATCCGGGAAGGTTTGGTTGGACAAGTTCGGCGGTTACCGGTCGGTCCTTCGGCGTGAGTTGTTCCTCATCTTCTCGGCGAGCTGCTCAGCTTCGATGGTACCGAATTTACCGGTGGCGTAGGTGTGTGCGATGATGGGCTGTGAGAGTCGTTCGTTGAGCTGGTTGATGGCCTGCTCGGTTGATGCGATGAGCTGTCGTGTGCCGTCGTCCTGACGCTTTGATGCCGTATGTCGTGCGGCGACAGGCGTGGCGACAGCTGCCACGTCGTCGGCTGTGAGCGTTCGGATGTTTCCGGTGCGCTGTGCGTTGTCGATGAGGTCGAGCAGCGGTCGCACAGCCGGGTTGGCAACGGCGAAGCGGTTGGCTACGAACTCTCCTGCATGGACGATACCCCGTGGCTGGTTCCACTGTCCCGGTCCGGTGAATCCACCTGTGTCGAAGTTCTGGACGGAGGCCTTGACAGCAGCGAACGCAATTTTCACCGCTGCTATCTTGGCAAGCGAGACAGCGGCTTTTGCCCATCCGGCAGGTCCGGCGATGGCTTCGACTGCAGGAACGACCATTGATGCGAGTATCATCTTCTCGACAGCATCGAGGATGATGTTGAGTACGGACTTGAGTGCGCTCTTGATGCCGTCCTTGCTTCCGTTGATGGCATTTCCGAGTGCGGTTCCGAGGGATTCCCCGATTTGTGATGTGATGTCGATGATGGCTTTTCCTTTCTCTTTCACCATGGCTTCGAGGCCGCCCATGTAGTCTTGCAGCGCCTGGTACTCGGGTGAGTCGGGGGAGAGTGTCTGCATGTAGGACTGTACGGTCTGGATTTCCTGTTTGAGGGCACTGATTCCAGAGAAGGCTCCGAATCCCTCGTTGGTGTTGGCTTGCTGGAATGCCTCGGTGCGTGTCTGGAGGTATTTGTTGAGCGCGTCGATTCCAGCCTGGTATTCTTCGGAGGATTTCCATGCCTCCTGCCGCTTCCTTGCCGCTTCCTGCTGAATCTTGATGACGGCATCCTGGAAGGCCTGCTCTGAGAGAAGGCCCATTTCGTGGTACTGCTGGAGTGTTTCGATTTTCTGTTGTGCTTCGTCGTTTATCTCCTGGAGCTGTTTCTGGTCGTGTGTGAGCTGGTCTTTGTCGATGTCGTCGAGTAGCTGGTTGAGCTGCTGTCGGTGCTTGACGTAGATGTCGCGCACTTTGGCAAGGAGCTGCACCTGCTGCTCTTCGCTGAGTCCCTGGACCTGCATCTTTCGCTGGAGTGTTTCGACGAGGAGTGCTTCGAGTTCCTGCTGGTACTGCTCTTCGCTCTGTATGTCTCCGTTGCGGTAACGCTCCTTGATTTCGTTGATGCGTCTGTTGTATTCGAGTTCAATGGCTTCAAGCTGCTGGCGGGTGCGTTTCTCCTCTTCCTGCTGGCGGTCTTTCCCGGGGTCGGACGTGGAGGACTTTGAGGGTTTGGCTGATGAGGAGGGTTTGCTGGACGAGGAGGGTTTGGTGGGTGAAGGTGCTTTGGATCCAGACTTGTTGAATGCGGATGCGCCAGAGAGAGGCGCTGTGTTTGTGGCTTGCCCTCCTGTGATAGCCTGTTGCTTGTAGTAACCGTAGGTTTCGGAGTCAGCTTTGACAAATGATTCAATTTGCTTGAGTGTTCCCTGCAGCTCATCGAGTTCCTTGATGCCAGTCTGGACGGTTTCGATGCCTTTATAGATGGAATCTTCCCATTCCAAATATCCGTCGTCATAAACTCGTGTTGTGTAATAGGAGACTTTTCCTGTCTGCTGATCGACGAATGCCCCTTGCTTTTCTTCTTTGTATTTTTGCTGTGGTTTGAGGTCGGTGAGGTGCCGAAGGTTTGATGCATTGGTGTTGAGTTCGATTGATTTGTCGAGTATGTTTTTGTTGATCTCGACGACTTTCTGGTATGCTGCCTCTGCCATCGCCATCTTGTCGATTTTGCGTATATAGTCGTCGATGGCTTTCTGATTTTCCCTGAGGACGACTCCTTCGCGTGAGAGTGAGGCCTGATAACCAGGAATGATTTGCTGCAGGGCTGCTATGGCTCTTTTCTTCTCGTCGTAGGATGCCGCGTTGTCGTGAATGATATTTGATAGTTCCTGGATTCGTGTCTTCTCTTCAGCTGTCTTCTGGTTTGCCGCTTGAAGGGTTTCGAGCAGTGTGTTCTGCGCCTGGTTAAGTTTGTTGGTCTCTTCTGTTGCCTCTTCCTCAGACGATGCGAATAATGAAAACACGGTAACGGCCGCTGATACCACAGTGAGAATTATACCAAGAGGATTTGCTTTGACAGCAGTGTTGAATGCGAGCATGGCCGTCCTTGCTGCTCCGAGGTTTCCAGTTAGTGCCATGAATCCAGCCCGTAGGAGCATGGTTACGGCGGTGTAAGTCTGTGATATTGCATTTGCAGACTTGATGGAGACGATATATCGCTTTGTGGCCATATCAGAGAGGTTGAGCTGCAATGTCCAGGCCTTTGTGAGTGCGATGGCGGCAGTCTTGACGGTGTTCCATGCGGTTTCCGTAGCCTTTGCTACTGTTGACCATGTGTTGTAGAGAATGATGGATGCAGTGAGTGTCCCGACGAGTCCGATGTGGGTGCTGATGAAACCGATCATGGTTGAGATGACGCTGAGCACTCCGGACATTCCCTGTAGGAGGAGGTTGTAGGCTGGCGCAAGTGCTTCCCAGATGGCCATTCCCTGCTCGTTGATCATGTTAGTGAGCTGAGCCATCTTGACTTCGGTGGTGTCGGAATTGATGGCAGCCTGCTCGACGGCGGTGGATGTGCCGGTGACGGCTTCGGTATATTGGCGGAATGCGTCAGAAGAAGAGATCATGGCTTGCGCCACGGTGTAGGTTCCCTCTCCAAATGCTTCCATCATCTGCTCTGTCGTGAGGTTCTTGGCAGCGAGGTTCTCGAGTGCGGTCTGAAGTCCGACCACTGACGGCCGGCAGTCGTCTGCCATGGTCTCAAGTTTGAGGAAGAAAGTCTTCAGTCCTGTTCCGGCTACTTCAGACTTGATTCCTTTTTCTGCCAATGTTTCGATGGATCCGACAAGTTGCTCGATGGGGATTCCGGCGGTTGAGGCAGCGACACCGGCTTTGATGATGGCCGCCGTCTGCGACTGCACGTCTGCTGCTCCAGCTTTGGATCCGGCAGCGAGCACATTGACATAACGGGCTGCCTGGTCTGCTCCTGCACCGTATTGGTTGAGGGCGAGGGTGACACCATCGACGGCATCCTTGAGGTCCATCTTGGCTGCCTGGGCGAGACGCATGGCTTCGATGGTGACGGCGTTGAGCGCTTCCTTGTCGCCAAGCAGTTCCGGCTTTGCTGAGCCGACGAGCATGTAGGCTTCGAGTATTTCCTGTGAGGACTGGGTGACGCGTAGTCCCGTCTCATCCATGGATGTGGAGAGACGCTCAGCCTGGTCGGTAAGCCACTGGATGGAAGAGTCGTCGAGTCCGGTAAGGGCTTTGAGGTTGGCTGCTGAGGATTCTTTCTGGTTGAAGAGGTCGCGGAAGCCGGCGAGCATGTTCTTCAAGCCGTTGAGGGAGTTGTAGCCAATCTGATTGAAGAAGCCTTCCTTTACCCAGACCTTTGCTTTTTGCAGCAGATTTCCATGAGTCTCTTCAATTTCTTTGAGTTTATGCTTGTGTTCGTTAAGCATTCCGTTCAGTTCTCCCACTCGCTCCATAGCCCTCACATAGTTGTCGGAGCCTATCTGAGCATTGCTGAGTTCACGCCGGGCTTCTTTCAACTCCTTGCGTATGCCTGAGAGGTTGTTGACGACTTCTCGCCCGTCAAGGTAAAGTTTTAGGTTCCGTGAAAAATGCTTTGATGCCATAATGATTCGCTTTTCTTGTTTTTGTGCAAAAATAGCGCATCCGGCACAAAAAAAATAAGACAAAAAAAGAACGCCCTGTCAGCGTTCTTTCTTGTTGTATCTTTTCAATTTCTTGTTATAGCCACTCACGCTTGGTTCCGCTGGTAGTGGAACATGTTCTAAGGATTGCTCTGATACCAAGGGCTTCTCTTGTGCGGCAGGAAGTTGTAGGGCTTCGGCTGTGGGGGAAGAGGTTTCCGGTGCCAGCTCCGGTTCTGGCTGATTCGCATCGGCGGTAGGGGCAGACTTCTGCTTCTTTTCTTTACGTATGAGGTAAAGTTTGTAGATTCCGTTCCAGATAACCGCACCCATTATGACATTCACAATCACATTGACGGTGATACTTGCCTTTGGCAGAAAGAAAATATTGGCGATTGCCAGGTAGATTGTGAATAAAACAGCTTCACGGATATACTCCGACCGTGGGCGAAGTGGATTTCTCCTTTTCCGCTTTACTTTTGTGAAACCTTTTGCTATCCTTCTTCGTCTTGCTTGCTCTGCCCCATATATAAAATAAAGTGCAGCAACCCAAAATATAACAGACAATATTATAACATCTTTGCCGGTATACAAAGAAGGGTATTTATAATCAAGCCATATAACAACGACAAACATAATTATCGATAATATAGCGCGAACCCAGTAACCAAACGGTTTGTCTTTGTAGGCTTTGTTTAAAGCCTCACGCCGCTTTTTCTTTCTCATTCTTTCCATTCCAAGCACCCTGTCTTCCACTACGAAATGTTCAGGGTAGGTGTGGCAATAATATGGCATATATTTCCAGTCTGAACTCATGGCATAACCTCCTTTCTTTATCCATTGCTAAGTTACGAAACGGAAATCACAACTGCAAACAATTCGCCGTAAAATTGCGGATGCCTCAGATAAACGAAATCTCAATCTCAGACAACTCTTCGATTTTGCAAAGTGGAGATGCCATCAGGGGGGGCACCCCCCATCATATTTCCATAAAATTTCGGTTTTGATTTCGGGCCGACTTAGGGCGCGTCAGGCTTTCGGTTTAGAAAAAAGGTGCTTTTTGTAATTATTTTAATGATAATTCGCTGTGTCTATGATACATGAGTTTTTGATTAAAGAAAATTAACATCTGCCATTCAGGGTTCATTTTAAGGCATTTTTTCAGCGCAATTACATGGATGATCTGTTTCTTATGTTTGGTGGTTCGGTGGGTAGTTCGATGGGTGGTTCGTTGTGATGTTATGTTTGGTGGAATGTTATGTTTGGCAGACTATCAGATTCTGGCATCGACAAAATATTCGTTTTGCTTTAGCAGGTCTCCGTATTTCGTCCAGATTCGCTTATCTACGGCATCTCCGAAGTGTGTGGCTTCCTCAGGAAGGATGGAACTGTTCCGCTCGGATCGTTTGTCTTTGGTGAACCGTCCCTGGCTGTCGGTCATGACCCGTGTGTTGCCCATGGAGATAAGGATGTGCTTGCATTTGGATGCGTTGAATCGCTTGATGGGGAAACGGTGGTCAGTCTCGGTGAGGATGGACGCCCAGAGGAGGTACTTGTCGTGCTGTGGCGGTTCAATTCCCCGGTGTGCGTGTTGTTCGACGGCCCATCCAGCCCTCTCGAGCCTTCGAATGGCAGTCTCGTTGTATGTCCGCTTACTGGAAGCCGAGCGGATGTCTCCGTATTTGTCACGATAGAAGTGGATGACCTTACATGAGTGGAAGCGGTAGTAATGGCAGAACTGGTCGACGAGCGTGTTGATCATCGTGTCGTTTCCGTCGTTGTGGACATAGAATTCGTTGATGGTGTTGTCGATGATCCGTCCGTAGTCCGTCTGGCTGATGTCCTGGTGTGTGTTCCAGTCGAAGGTGCTCTCCTGTGCGACTTCAAGAAAAGACGCAGCGCTTCCCCAGTCGAATGCGAGCTCGAGGGGTTCGTTGGGATTGCAGTCAGCGTCCATGAGGCTGTGCTGTTCTGCCAGGCGGCTGAAGTCGAAGTCGGTGTCCTCTGCGAAGTCCCGGATGTAAGTGTCGTTCGTGGCGTTGTAGTATTTGTGTCGCTCATCGAGGTTGTAGTAGCAGTGGTCTATCTTGTCGACGATGTAGTTGAGGATTTCCACCATGAACGTGAAGCGGTCCATGACCTTGTATTGGTTGATGATGTATGACATCCCCACGTTCGCTATGTTGTCGAAGATTGACGCAAGCATAAAGAGTGTTCCATCCTGCGAGACGAAGGGTGTGATGGACTGTCTCAGCCTGGTACATTCATTCCAAATTTCCCTGAAAAGAGCCAGATCATTGTCAAGCTTGGCGTTAATGAGTTGCATCTGAAGCTTGACGACACGATTCCATGTCTCAAAAAGCTGTACACCTTTCTCCTGCTCGTAGTATTTTGCCGGTTCGAGCAGCCATTTCTGACTGGGTTCGTATGGCATGGATGAGAGGAACGTGTTGCCATGGTGCTTGAGTACCGGGTTCTTGGACAGTCTGCCGAATATGTGCTCGTTTCCACGGTTAGTCGGTGCGACCTCCTGGTCGAACTGCTCCTTGTCGATGGTCAGTGCTTCGTCAGTGATGTTATAGTCGGCATTCGGTCCACGGCTGTTTCCGTCCTGTGAGAGCAGATAGAGGCAGTGTCCGTTGGAGAAGGTGATACAGTGCTCGAATGAAAGTATGTGCTCGTAGGGCAGATACCAGCCTTCAGGCGGTTTCCTGCAGACGACGTAGTCTCCCTGGTGGGTGTTGGTGTCGTATTTATTGTAGCCAAGCATCTCGAGCATCTTGAATGAGGATGGCAGTGTCTTGGTGAGAGTCTGCCCGTAGGTCGCTTGTGTGAGTGTGGTGACCCCCCTTGGCATCGTCCTGACGTTCTCGTCGATTTCCGCTCCCACGATGAAGCTCTTTCCTGTTCCACGGGAATAGATGGCGTACTTCTGCTTAGCCGGAAGCATGAGGAACGCGAGTTGTGCGGGATTGACGCTGATGTCTTCTTTCCAGACGTTTTCTTCCATGGAATCGGTTATGAGTTGTGTTGATGGGTTGAATGGGGTTATTGCTTGTCGTCGAATATGCTGTCGCAGTCGCCGGTGAAGAATGGTTCGGCGAGCATGAAGATAAGTGCCCATCCGTACAGTCCAGCTGACTCAAGGTATATCTGATGGGCTTCCGCTCCGTCGTAGTTGAAACGCCGTATTGGCTGCACCGACTTACGCTTGTCTCGCTCCATACGCGCCATGAAGTCTTTCATGATTTTCTCTGTGGAGTCGAAGATGTGGCGTATGAGGTTGTAGTTTCCGGAGTCCTTGCAGTGGTCGAGGAAGAGGATGGTGACTTCCCTCTGTGCCGTGCTGATGGAGCTGGCATGCGCGAAGTCGATGTCGCCAGCGCTGTAGACGACGCATGGATAGTGCATCTTACGCGCAAAGAGGTTCTGCGCCTCCTCGGAGAGCGAGGAGAAATGACACTCGCCGTTGTCGTCATGGTGGACAAGGCTGTGCTGCTCGGCAAGGTATTTGATGTATTCTCGCATTTTCAGTTATCAGTTATTAGTTATCAGTTTTCAGTATTCGGTGCCATGCGGATGGATTCAGTTACAAGACGCCCCGCGGGGCGTCTCTACTTCCTGGATGATTTCTTCTGGTTGTCGATTTTTCGGTTGATGATGCGCAGCACGTCGATGGCCGGGAGTGCCTGGTAGGAGTTGATGCGTGTGAAGTCTTCATCGACGAGCGCATCGAATACTGGTAACCATGATGACGGGCGAGGCTTCTTCTTTCCGGACTGACTGCCACCGCTGTCCGGCTGTTTGTCCATGGGAGGGAAAAGACGAGGGTAAGCTTTCGAGAGCCATTGCTTGATGAGCATCCAGTTGACGACGATGCACTCCATCAACTCCCTTGTGTTGTCCGGCTCGTCGAGAATGGCCTGCCGGTAGATGCCTGTGTTGATGGCATCGAATGGGATGCCAGGGTCGGTGTAGAGTGTTGTGATGAAGTTATAGAGATATTCTGTCCGGCTGCTGTAGATATACCAGGCAAAGAAGGTGTCAACAGTCATGAACTGCTGAAAGGTCATTCCGCTGAGCTTTGGTCCTGGCGGCATCAATTTGAGGTGTCGTTTCCCGATAATGGCGCCGACGGAATCGATGAGCATCTTGTTGACGGGTGTGAGGTTCTGGAGGAAAGCGAGTGTCTGGTTGAGCTTGTAGGCAACGAACGGTGGAAGTTCAGTCATCTCGTCCATGGGTATTTCGAAGAAGAGGGAGAAAAACTCAATCTCCGTGATCCATCCCTTGGAATAGATGACGATAGCCCTGAACTGCTGTGGTGAGAGTTCGTCGTAGGTTTCAGGCAGCGTCACTGTCCTGCGCTTTTTCCCGAATCCCCAAAAGCGTGGTCGTTCAATGGTGAGGGTATGCAAGTTGCTTGTTTTTTTAGAGCCAGATGGTTCGTTTGTATGTGTTGTCTCTTCGCAGCGTGTCGGCCTCATGCCCGGTGAACAGCTCCGGGATGTAGAACTGTATGAAGTTGGTGAGCGCATTAGAATATGCGGTTGCACTCTGCTCCATGTTGATGGCGAGTTGTGCTGCCCTGCTGGCTCCAGCTGGTGAGCTTGCCTCGTTTCCCTCTCCTGACGAGTTGACGGACTCGAAGTAAAGTCCCCTGTCAGTCACGGATCCAGTCTGCCTCATGAGCTGAGCACAGGCCTTGAACACGAGATACTGTGCGCAGCGGTGGCGCAGTTCTTCAAACGTGGTGTCGCCGATGTTTTCTGCATCCCTTCCCTCGTTGATGGCTTTCCAGAGTTGTCTGTTGAGCTCAGCTCCGAGTATGATGGGGAGGTTGGTGTCCTCGAGTTCCCGGAGTATGGGTTGCATCCGCTTGAAGACGATCTGCGAGTTGTTGATGTAGTAGATTTCGCTTGCTTCAGCAGCAGTCCTGACAATCCGTTTCCTGGTGTCAAGGTATGCCGGGCTCTGCAGGTATTCCGGAAATGTGGCGGTGTTCTGCTCCAGTATGTCGAGTACGTTGTCAAGCGCGTTGAGCCCTTTGTTTCGGAAATTTCTGATGAGAGCGTCTTCCTGGTACTTGAACGCCGATGTGAAGTTCTCAGTTGTCTGTCGCTGGAATCCCTGGTCGGTGATTCTGAGGTTGAGTTCCTGAAAGTCGTAGAAGAAGGCGAGGTTGAGCGTTGCCACTTGTAATTGTCGCAGCAGTTTCCGCTCGGTGTCGGTGCGCTGCTCTTCCTGTTTCTCGAAGATTTCCGTCGCTTTGTCTGCCATGGGCTGTCCGATGAGCGGTATGACGAATAGATCGTCGGCAGAGAGCAGACTGCTCACAACCTTGTCGAACGACAGTCCGCTTGAAACCGGCAGAATCTGGTTGACGGTATCGGAGTCCCAGGTGTCTGGTGAGAAGTACATATTCAGTTTTCAGTTTTTAGTTATTAGTTTTCAGTGCCATGCGGACGGGGTGCAGAATAGATCTGTAAAGGATGCGCCTCCCTGTGGTGCAGGGCAGCACTGGGAGGCGCGGAATCATGATCAGGGTAAAGAAGTGAGTTCTTTCGGGGCATCTTATTGACGCCAATAAAATGGCAGTTGTTGGCCGTCTGGAATGGTGCGGAGAAGACTATCAGCCTCCGGTGGCTGGCGTTGCTCCTTCGCAGAGAGCTTCCGGATCGCCCGAATAGATGAGCTTTCGTGCGCAGTCGTACTGGAAGCGGAGTGGTGTCTTGTTGGCGTCGGAGTCGGGTGCGGTTCCAGTGGTGGAAGCGTCGGCGGCCACTCGCTTGCAGGCGTTGAGCTTGTCGCCGAGTAGATAGACCGTGCCGTTCTTGTCTTTGACGAAGATGATGAGTCTGCGTCCTCTGGTCGCGTTCTCGAAACCGAAGATGACGGCGTTCATCTTAGCTCTCTCGATGTCGAGCTGGTAGCGGACGGACTCTCCTCCGGCTTCTCCCTGGTCGGTGATGTCGAGGTGTCCGGTTCCGTCAGTGACGACGAGTTTGTGGATGTACTTGCCTTCTTTCATGGCTACGTTTCCGACCCATTTCCCGGCTTGTTCGAAGGTCATTGGAGTTCCTGCTTCGGCAGGTGCCGGGAACTCTGGGAATACATCGACGTCATCCCAGTAACCGAAATACACGGTCTGAATGATTCCGGCAAGATTGTCGAGCTCAGCGCAGCTGATGGCTTCGTCGATGTCGGCGAGTGATATGCAGTTGTTTGGCATGATTTGTTATAATTTTGAGTTGAGAGTTTTCAGTTTTTAGTTTTCAGTTATCAGTGCCATGCGGACGAGGAAGTTACAAGACGCCCCGCGGGGCGTCTCTACTATGCCGGTGTGACAGGCTGGTCGTTTACGCAGAGCATAGACGGGTCGAGGCAGACGAACTGGAATCCCATGAGGTACTTTCCAGCTGAGGTGTAGTGGTAGGGATTGCCCGATGCGAAGGGGATGAGCTGCTGCATGTCGGAAACCTTGTCGGTACCCCAGCATACATTCTCCTTGAGCGTGAGCATGACGAACTGAGAGCCAGACGGCATGCCGGAAAGACGTACGATCTCACACTTGCCGTTGGTTCCGCGCAGGAACTGCTGTCCTGCCGTCTCTGCTCCTGAACCGGTGACGAGTGTTCCCTGGTCGTCGAGCCAGTCGTCGTAAGTGTCTCCAAGGTCGGTCGAGATGAAGAGCTTTGACAGCTGGCGTCGGAAGGTGTCAGGCATCTGTCTCCACATGGCGAGGAGCTGTGTCCCGATGTTGGCCCTGGTGAGTGCGCCAGTATTGAAGAGGTTCTTCTTTTCCAGACTGATGTTTCCTGCAGTCTTCTCGTCCTCCACGATGGTGAGGATTCCGTCGAACGCGTACTTGAGGTCTGTTTTCTCGTCGTCGCTATCGTACTTGGCAGTGAGGAGCACGTTGTGCAGCTCAGCCTGTGCGGTCTTGACACCGTAGTTGTTGAGCCATACTTCGAACGGATGTGTGTTGGGGTTCAGTCCTCCGGCTACTTCCGTGAGATACATGCGGCGGTAGCGTTCCGGCTCATCGTCCATTTCCATGACGCACGGGCGGACGGTGAGCGTACGAGGCATGATTTTTCCGTTGGCAGTCACACCTGTGAACTTACCTGTGTATTTCTTGGAGTTTTTGCCAAGTGAGGTTCTTCCGAGCGTGATGGAGTCCTTGACTCCCGGAATGAGCGTGAAGTGCTGGAGGATGTCGTTCGCCTCCATGGCGTCGAGTGTGATGAGGAGGTCCTGGTGCTCCCTCACAGCCGTGATGACGGCTTGGATGTCGATGGGTGATTCGTAATTCATATTAAAGTTGAGAGTTTAGAGTTTATTGACATGATTTTCGGCTGCGCTCAACATAGCCTAAGCGAGCTTGGCTCTGTATTCACTTGCACGAAAATTAGAGTTTTCAGCGTCTGAACGCTTTTGCTTCTTCGTTGATGGGATCGACTGCATGTTTTTTGATGGCTTCCTCCCGCTCTTTCTTCTCGTCCTTCACGGGTGTGGCTCCAGCAGCTGCCGGTACAGCCATTGGCGTGCGGTTGAGCATGGCAATGAGCGCGAGTGCTTTGTTGTTGACTCCCGATATACCTTTCACGGTGTCGGATACGTTTGAGAGAGTGGCATCGACTTCAGCGACAGCCGCTTTCATGTTGGCCGCTTCAGCGAGCGCGCTCTCGATGGAATTGAGTTGCCCGGTTGTGAGGGTGACTTTCCCTTCGTTTTCCTGCAGGTCCTCGATGCCGAGCAGTGCAAAGAGGTTCTTGTGGCTTTCTTTCATGTTGATGGTTATTGGTTTTTGAATTATGTTTTCGGTGTCTCCGGGTTTTTCTGTGGTGGGCGGTGTCTCATTGCCGGCTGATGTTTCTGTTGCTGGAGGATCGGCCGATTGTTCCTGTGTGGTCTCAGGTGTGGATCCGAGTCCGAGGAAACGTGTGAGCCTTGTCATGATACCGTCTTTCTTGACGGTGAGCGTTGGCGGTGCCGGGAGGTTGAGGTTTGCCGCCGTAGCCTTGACGAAGTTACAGGTGTCCTCAGACACGGACTTCGCATATTTCACGATGGCATCGACGAATCCGAGTGCATGTGCCTCTGCCGCCGGCAGCCATCGTTGTTCGTTCATGAGCGCGAGAATGTCTTCCACATTGTGTTTGACTCCGTTGATGGCAGCATGGTCGAGGTATTTCTTTGCGATCATGAGGTCGATGGCCTGTTGTGACTTGGCCTGGCTCTTGAGGGCTTCGATGGCATCGTTGATGTCGTTGACGTTCATGTCTTTCCAGATGTCCACTCCTACAGTGGAGCGATGGCAGAACCAGAATCCGTCGTCAGCGATTTCAACTCTCCTGGCTCCATACACCATCCATGTGGCAGCACTGGCGTTGAAAGCGAGTAGCTGGCATGTGACGTCTCCATGGTCGGCGAAAGCCTGTGCTATGTTGAGCGCCTCGTTGACGCTTCCTCCGAAGGAGTTGACTCGGCACGTAACTGGCTGTCCGGCGTGCTTGGCGAGCTGGTATCTGACGTTTGAGGTGACATATCCCCAGTCGTCAATCATTCCGTTGATTTCAATGATGGTCATGAGTTTAGTTTTCAGTTATCAGTTATGAGTTTTCAGTTGCCATGCGGATGGGTGGTGGCTGTTTTCTTCTGCAAAAATAATGTGAAGCCCGTAAGTGAAATAAGACGTTTTTCGGGCAGATCAGAGGTAGAAAGCCCGGTTGTCGAGGTGGTAGGAGCATATTGGCTCCGTGGCATAGAACTCTCCCTGGTTGCCGGACGGTGCTCCAGCTGCTGTCTGTCGGTGTGACCTGAAGAGGAGCGGAATGTCGGTGGTTCCGGAGAGGAGGATGTCTCCGTTGGCGTCCTGATGGGCGACCAGCCATGATCCTCTTTCCAGAGTCTGCTCGATGAGCGGGTTGACGAAGCGAGGAAAGAACACGCTGATGGAAACATTGTACTGGGGCGTTCCGTCGTCGTCTTCCTGTGGCTCTTCGAATGAGGTGGCTTCCTTTGCGTGTGTTGGAATGACGATGACGCCATCGGCTTTTTTGAGAGCGAGGCGGTAAAGTCCCGTAAGTGGATTCACGGTGATGGCGAGCACGTCTTCTGCGGGGATAGCATAGATGTGTGCGATGCCCGACACGTTGTCGAAGTCGAATTGAGTGGTAAGCATGATTGTTATAGTTTTCAGTTATCAGTTATCAGTGCCATGCGGATGGAAAAGTTGTCCTAATCGTGGGACAGTTTTTCCATAATAAAAGTTGAGAATTTGTCGATGATCTCGTTGAAAAACGAGTTTTTGGGTATAGTTGTCTCGCGCTGCCATATTTTCCGTATGGAGTCGGACGGCCAGGTGTCCTCGTTGTATCCTGTCCGCTCATAGAATACTTGAATGGACCGTGCGAGGTTTCCCGTGAGCATGTTGATGACCGAGAGGCATGCAAGCATCTGGTTCTTGCACCTGTTCTCCAATGTGACGTTGATTTTTGACTCAGCCTGTGGCGTGAGGTGTGTTCCGTGTCGCTGGAACGTGTCGAAGGAGACGGAGACGGCGATTCGGCATGTTCTGTATGTCGAGTGCTGCAGCGTGATCCGTGACGCAGGTGACTTGTCGAGCCCTTCGATGAAGAGCTTGTGCAGCTGCTTGTCTGCCCTGAGGTCGACGACGGTGACGCTGTTGTGGCGTGAAGTCGGGAAATGTGTGGTGAGGTATTTCCTGACGTATGGTTTGACGTGTATGTAGATGAGGAATGGATCTGCCATTTTCAGTTATCAGTTATCAGTGCTATGCGGACAGAGGGGGAGTAACAAGACGCCCCACGGGGCGTCTCTACTGCACCGGGTGGAAAATGCCCTCCACGATCGTGTTGAGCCCCTTGGCTTCGACCTGGTATTTGAGTTGCTTGCAGTAGAATGCACGGTTCCGGATGATGAAAATACGTGTCGGGTCGAGAAGCTGTTTCGCTCTGAACATAATGGTGAATTCGGTTGACTCATCAAGTTGGAGTCCGGTGTCATAAAAATTCTGTTTTCTATAAGCTGGTGAAAGGTCGTACTGCTGTGGGAATTGCAGGCATCTTGTTGTTGCCGCCGGCACGCTTCCGATAAGGTGTGCGTTTACTCTTGGATATACTGTAGAGTGAGGGTAGATGATGTTGTCAATATTAGGGTCCTGTGCTCCTGGCAAGTTGTCATATACAGGCAGGCACGTGAGAATTCCGTTATAAAAAGCGACGAAAATCTGCTCACTGACCTGCTCTTGTGGTATTCCTCCAAGTATGTACTCGTTGAGTCCGTTGTTCTCAGTGGTTCCGTCTCCTCGATCCTTTTCTATTTCCGCCTCTTCCTCCTCGTCCTCGTCGGTCAGTTCCTCATCACCTAATGTGGTCGCCGAATCCTTCGTCCTGCAGTATGGTATAGTTGCGTAGAAGTAGTTTGAGTGGGCGTTTCCATCCGTCCCGTTGAAATAGGTGTGGATGCCCATCCCGACGACCTCTGCCGGCACGATTGACATGGTTGTCGTGTTTTTTGAGTCCTCATCCACGACAGGGTGGAACTGATCCACAAGTATGGGGAAGTAGACATATCCGTTTTTTCCCCCGTTTCCCGCTCTTGATATGATTTGCTTCTCGGCGTCATAAGTGTGGAAAATAATGAGCAGATTGTAATCCTTTTCCGGAGTCTGCTGACTCATCCTATGCTGGATGTACGTGCATTCATCTATGACCCATGACTTGAAATCAACATTGTTTCCCTTGATTACCTCGCATCTCCTAATAAGCTCATCGTCGAGCGACCAGTATTTATAGAGGTCTGTCGACGGGAAGTTGTACTTCACGTTGTCGTACTGATTGGCATACGAGTTATCATTCCGGTCGAATTCCCTCTCAAACTCGTCGATAATGTCGTCATCGCTGATGTAGTACTTTCCCGACTGCTGGTAGTACGTCCTCTGATGAACGACCTTGATATTCTCCCCTGTCCCATCCACAGTGATGACGACATTAAAGAACTTCTCGACTTCCTCAACGAACTTCTCGACGGTCCAGTTCGGTATCATTTTGGCATAGTCGAGTGTCCTGACGGAATTGACGACATACAGTCTCTTATACTCCTGCTGCTGGAGGAGTATGTCGAGATCCACTCGATACCCGAGCTGCTCCAATACGGTCCTCACGTAATATAGGAGGTAGGGTTGTGGCGCGAACCTCGGCGTGTCGGCATATCTCAGCGGCTGGTCCTTATAGACGCACATCATGGAATTGAGGAATTTGTCGTATCGCCTGCCTTTCGTATTCCAGAAAATATACGGTGCATACTTGTAGAGCGTGAGAACCGGCGTGAAAACATGATTGGCTTGCGGGTACTGCTGCGAGAGCGTGAGATATGCTTCCTGCTGGGTGATTTCATCTCCCTGCGCCGGCGTGATATGTCCAAGGTCCAGATCCCTGAGGCGGGTGTCTTTGTTGTTGTAGTTGAACTCAGAGTTTCCTCCTACAATCTGAATCTTCGCCTTGTCTCCGTTGATTTTGAGAATGATCTCCGTCCCTTTCAGAATTGTGTGGCCGTCGACCATGAAGACAGCGGTGCGAGACTTCGGGTGCTCGGTGGTGTTGATTCGGTTGATATGCCGGTAGATGCGTGCGTTCTGCTGGTTGCGCAGGTCGATGTCGATATCGTAGGTGGTGGTACCTTCCTTGGTGAGGAGTGGATTCGACACGATGAGGTCAACAGAGAGATTGGAGGGGAGCACCACTTCCTGGTTGTCGATGAAGAGCTGTGTCATTGGTTAGTTTTCAGTTTTTAGTTTTCAGTTGTCAGTTGCCATGGGGACGGGGAAGTTACAAGACGCCCCGCGGGGCGTCTCTACTTGCGGATGCGGGTTTTGGAGAGTGCTTCGAGGATGTCGGAGAGAGCCCTGTCGGCGTAGAAGTTGGCCGTGATGTCGGCGAGCTCGGGTGCGGTTCGCTGGATGTGCTGGTCGATCCAGTCGAGAGGTGTTCGTTGTGCTGATGACTGCTTCGAGGATGAGGAGTAGACCTTGTATGAGTTGATTTCCCGGGTGGTATAACCCGTCTGCTGTAGTCGGCGCGCAGCGTCCGACCATCTGTGCTGCCTGATGTCTCGCTCAGACCGCACTCTGAAACCGCGTGTGGGTGTTCCGTTTCTGACCACCCATCCCCGTCCGGCTCCATAGGCACGGAATACGCCGTAACGAGGGAAAGAGAATGCGACCTTGTAGGGAGCACCGAGTAATTGCTTGTCGCGGTTGTTGCGGTCCACATACTGGTAAAGCCAGTTGGAGAGGTTTCCCGTTCCGTGGGTGTTGGCAGCGAGTGTGGCCCGTGCGTCACGTCGGATCTTCATCGCCCATTTGACGACCTTGGCGTTGAACTGTGAGACGGTCATGAGGTTGGATTCTTCCATGTCAGGACGGATTGGATGAGCCCGGATGGGCGAAGTGGATTTATAACTACAAATTTAGCAAATTTTGTTCAAATTATCAAGTGTTTTGCGGAAAATTGTTCATTTTGTACTATGATTTAATGGAGACGGATTTTTGTTTTTTCTTTCTTCACTGAATTTCGTCAGAAATTTCTATAACTTTGTAACTTTGTAACTCAGAGGGCAAAATGCACTCATATAGAATGAGTTACAAGTTACAAAAAGTTTTGTAACCAGTTTGTAACTGCTGAGAAATTTTGTAACTGGGCCGGATTTGAGGTGGTGATTTTGGCTTGGTTACAAAGTTACAAAATGTTTGTAACCACTTTGTAACTTTTTTGTAACCAATTTTGACACCTCTTTTCCTTTGATTTTCAGTTGATTATCTTTTCTTGCTAATTCGAGTTACAAAGTTACAAAATTTTCGGACAAAAAAGAACAAAGGAGGGGGAGGAGCAAAGCCGCCGAGTGGCGGATTGGTCAAAATGTACTGCACGCAAAAACGGCGCATCCAGGGGTGGTGGATACGCCGTTTTGGGGTTTGAGGTTTGAGTTTTGAAGTTTGAAATTTAGAGTTACTGATGCTAACGGTTTTTGTCCGGGCGTGTGTCCGGGCGTGTGTCCGTGTGGTGCCGGAACGCAGAGAAGTCGGGGGCGAATGTCCATTGATATGGGTGCGGTGGCTCCCAATAGAATGCCCAGCAGGTGTAGATGATGTATCTGAGCTTGTTGCCGGTGTAGGTGCGGAAGCTGAGCTGACGGCCAGGCGGAAGTCGGTCGAGGTAGCGATAG